GACGCGCTGATCTGGCCAGCCATATAACGACGCCGAAGATCAGCCTCAGCGATTGAAAGCTCGCGAGTGATGTCAGCGTTTTGATCCTGGCGAATCTGACTGATTTGTTGATTGTAAGATTGGACAGCAGGTGCTGCGCCTTCACCGATTGCCCCAGCAAGACTTGGGTTTCTGGATGCGGCGATGCGAAGGCCAGCTTCAACAAGCGCCATCCTGCGCGCCTCGCTACGGCGCTCGCCCTCGTTGGTGCGAGAAGCCTTGATGCGGTCCAGCAATTCCTGGGGAATGCCAGGGAACAGAGCAAGGTTCCTTTCCATGTTCTGCGCGATAGTGGGCAACGCGCTAGGCGCGGCTGCTGCGGGAGCGGCGCTTGGTGCCAAAGCCCTGATACCGCCAGCAGCAGAACCGCTTGCTGGAGGGCCGCCAGCGGGAGGCTCCGGGGGAAGCAGCAATGTTTGGGCGGGGGCTGCTGGCGAACCGCCTTCAGTGCGTGCTGGAGGGGTGGCAGCAGTGGAAGAAGGGGCTGCCGCTGGTGCTGCGGCTGGGGCGGCTGGCTGCGTCGGCGCAGCAATTGGATTATTTTTTATGTATTCTTCAGGGTTATCCCACATTGCCTGCGGGTTGAAGTTTGGATTGTTAGCATTCTGAGTCACATAATCAAGATACTCGGCAGCCCTTCTACGAGTATTTGCCCCTGTGGTGAACCAAGAGGGCAGGTTGGATTGGCTGCCATAATGGGACTGAAGACCCTCGACAGCAATTCTTCTGCGCTCATCGTCGCTCGGAGGCGCAACCATTCTTTGCGCTACATCACCAACGCCCCTGATGATATTGCGACCGAAGGTGATGGCTGGGATTTCTCCTTCACCCTCAACCGCTTCGCCCTTAGCCATATGAACAATGCCACCCTCGCGCATCGCCTCGATGCCGGGAGCGTTCTCCTCCGTGGGATAGTCTTCATCTCCAGGCTCGGGCGTCGAGAGACTGCGAATCCCCATCGGGGCTTGCATGTTCTCTTCGCTGGTCAGGTCTTCAGCGACGGTGCTGCGCGGCTCTTGCGCCTGCTTCGCCCTCATCTCCTGGCGGCGGCGCAACTCAGACAGCACTAGATAGGACGGAGCCGTGCTATCCGGTGAAGTTATCAGGCTCTTTAGTTGATCGTCTGATGCGTTTTTAAGGGCATCTTGAATGCTGAGAAGATTCATTTGTCGTTCCCATTGCCTGAAAGCAAAGCCAATCCAGACATGGCAAGACCACCATACTGGGCGATTGGGCTTGGCTGCCTAGTGGCTTGAGTTGTTGTTGTGTTTGCTTGGACCGGAACGCCGCGCATGATGTTTGACAAATATCCCACTTGATTTTTTTCAAAATCACGTTGGTCAACAAAGTTTTGGTAACCAAGGTCCAACTCTCTCTGCTTCAATTCTTGTTGAGCAGCGCCTTGGCTATTCAAGGCCTGAACCTGAGCCAAGGTCAGCCCCTGCTGCTGGGCATTGAGAGAACCCATCTGAGCGCCAGCTTGCAGGCCAAGGCTTCCGCCAGCCAGTGAGGCATTGCGGTCTGCGTTGTATTGCTGCTGGGCATTTGTGAAAGCTTGTTGGCGACCAGACGCCTCGATATCATTCAGGCGATTGCCTAATCCACGCTGTGCAACGCCCTGCTGGATAGCATCACGATAGCCGCCGAACGCACCAGCATTGATTGCCTGTGTGTCGCGTCCCGGTTGCCCCTCACTATAATCACGCAAGGCCGCGTCTTTCTGACGCTGAATGACGCTGTTCATGTAGGGAGACATATACTGGTCAGCCTGCTGCTGACCGAATGGCTGGCTTGCCCCAAACCCCACATTCGCCGCTTGCTGCGTCATACCAACACCAGCATTAACGCCCGGTGTGCCTTGGGCCGCTAGATTCCTGGTAATATCAAACGCTTGATTTGTATCTCCAGTAAAATCAGCAATTCGCTGCTCGCCATATGGCTGATATGCTTGTTCGCTCGCAGTCTTAGCGCGAGACATGATGTTTTCAAAATATGGGCGAGCATATGCGGGAAGTTCGTTGGTTTGAGTTGACGTTGCCGTCGGTTTCATTTTGCCGCCGCTCATATCAAATGTCCTTTTCCATCATGGTCAATCCCCATTTGATTCCATGAGACTCAAGCATCTTTACCCACCCCCTTCTACCATACGCTTCAAGCCCGCTGCATTTATTATTCCTGCCCCAGGATGAAAGGGTTTGAATTACTTCATCTCGCCACAAACGGAAATCAGTTCCGGCAAGAAACAGAACGGTCAAAAGGCGGCGAGATGGGTAATCACTGATTGAGGTTACCGCGCATCCAATAATATCTCGTTCATCATTAAAAGCAATCCAAAGCTGCATGTCTCCAAGCTTGGAGGCAGTTCTAATATCTTCAACCAAATATCTGCCATTTGTCAAAACAACGGCTGGCGCAAGAATCTTTTCAACAATATCCCATACATCATTGATATGTTTGGGAGGAACAAAGCTGATGTTCACAGAGTGATCTTTCCGCCAATCGATTTAGGCTGAGTCTTCTTGCCTGTCCGCTGCTTCCTGACAGCGTTCATCATCTCATGCAAACGACGAACGCCGTGATCGGTTGAGCCATCACCCAAGCCAGACACCACATCGGCGGGCACCACAAACTCGCCATCAGCAAGGCGAACCTGTTGACGGCCTTCGATTGTGCCAGGGATTAAATCATCCATGCCGCCACCAGCGCCAGTGATGCGACCGCCAGTCATTTTGTCGCGCAACATATACAAAGCATCGCGGCCAAACATGTTCTCAAACCGTTCCAAAGCTTCTCTGGGGCGGGGGTGTTCGTTAAGTAGGGCCGCCTTAGCCTCGTTCATGATGTTGGCTGTCATGCCTTCCTCGCCACGCATGGAGGCAATCCCTCCTTTGGACAACAAGAGGAGGGGAAGCATAGCAAGGGCTTCTGGACTGGCAGCAGCGGCAACTTCTGGGACAGCAGCAGCCGCCGCCTCTGGGGCGAAAGCAGCAGCCGCCTCTGGAGCAGCCGCCGCCGCTTCTGGGGCGGCAGTGGCAGCCTCTGAAGCTGAGCCAGGGCTGTTGAAAAATTGAGATGCATGTTTACCAAGCCTTGTTCCCAAATCGGAAATTTGCCTGATAAGACCGGGAGAACCTTGGGGAGCTTGAGGGCCTTTTTCTTTTTTATTAATAATTGTGGCTGGGTTGCTTTCGTAAAATTTATTTCTGGTAAGCGGGCCTTCGTCAGGATTGCTTGGCGGAACAGGAGGTAATGGCATGCCGTTAGGCGCATACGCCGGGCCTGTTGAGTTTGATTGGTTGGCAAAGTCAGCATCGGTTGCTGATGTTGCGTATGGAGAAGCGCCACCACCAACAAACATCCCCGGCTCTCCAGGCATTGCTGTTCCGGAAATCTGACCGGATGAGGTCTTGGCCATGTCTGAGTCTGGGTATGTATACGAATTGTCGCTAGGGCGGTTCAGACGCCGCGCACCAGCAATAGCTGCGGAGAGAGCGGGTAGGGCAACGTCGCTTAAATTGAAAGCCTCTGGCAGCCCTGTGTGTGGGTTGTAAGTGAAGTCTTTGCCAGTTAGCTGGCGGATTCCCTCAAGCTCTGCCCGGCTGACATGGAGAAGGGTGTCGTCCCCATGCCGACCATAGCCTGCTAGATGGTTTACTGTGCGGTCCATGAAGGATTCCTTCTTTCAGAAGCGGGGCATAATACCTCAGTTGCCCAGTTCATGAATGCTCTTTTTTGTAATTGTCAAACTCTAGTTTAAGTTCTTGAACGGCCTTCCACAAAACGGGTATTAACTGGTCCGGGCGAAGATGCTCCACGCCCTCTTCGTCTTTGACATACCCGCCAAAATCAAGGCCAGTCTTGTCAAACGCAGCCTTTACGTCAGACGCCAGGAAGCCCCAGTGAGTGCGCTTGCCGGGCCTGTCAACATAGATAACTTCTTCGACATCCTCTTCAACAAAGCCTTCGCCATCCGGTGCTGGCACTTGCTTCTTGGTGACCTTCTTTTCCTCAATCTTACCGCCCGACACCCATTTAAATGTAACGGGGTCAATGCCCTGAATAATCGGCAGGGCGGCAGGCAAGGAAGAGATATCGGTCTTAAGAGTAGGATCGGATGTTATGATGGTGCCATTGGCGGCATAGACGTTTGCCCACCGATTGGCCGAGCCACCAAGGTTGAATGCGTTATCAGAAACTGGATAAAGGGTTGTTTGAATAAACGTGCCGCCAAACTGGCCGTAAGGCGCAATAAGCAGATTGGTAGATGAGTTCACCAAGGCGACCTTTTCGCCGCCGCTGGTGTTCCAAGAAAGGTTTTGCCCATCTTTAAAACGAACAGTGCCAGTTGAAGACATGCTCGCAAAGTCAAGCGCGTAGCTAGGGTTACCAACCACTTGCATGGCAGTGCCAGAAGGTGAGTTGATATAAAGGCTGCCGCCAGACACCTGACCAACTGCGGCAAGCGCACTGCCCGCAATAGTTCCTGTAGTCGTTACACTAGCGCCAGCAATAGCTCCAACAAAAGACCCGTTATTAGCAGCAAGCTGACCGCTCAATGTTAGACCGCCGCCATTGGTAACGTAATTCTGAACGATCTTGTTCGTGCCGGTACCGCCGTCAGCAATATTAGCAATGATGTTATTATTAATAACATTGCCAACTATTTGATAATAATCGGACGCGCCGCTATTGATAAACACACCATAAGATTGAGTGGTTCCTACGTCACTGAATGAGGTGTCGTTGCTAATAGTGTTTCCCGTAATAGTAAATTTAGAAATGCCTGCACCAATGCCAATACCTGCATAACCTGGGGCTGCGATAGAATTTAAAGCAATGATATTGTTATTTATGCAGGCACCAAAACCAGCATTTAACAAAATACCAAACTGAGCATTGCCCCAAATTCTACTGTTAGTGACCAGCAGTTCACTACGCCAATTGTTTGCCGTAACAATTCCACTGCCCGTAAAGGTAGAGCCAATCCAGCTTGTGGTAAGGAAGCAACCTTCGCCACCATAAAGGCAAATCGCGTCATTCCATTGATGATCGCATTCCAAATCAAAAGCATGTAGCCATGTCGGAAATGAATAAGAACCGATTGTTGGAGATGCTCCAACACTATCCTGCATCAATATTGCGTTGCCGCCCCACAAAAATGCAGAAGCTTCAATAATTAAACTGTGTGCATATGAATCATAAATAACATGAACAAAACTAGTTGATCCGGTTGTTACTTCAGAGTTGTCCATTACAACTTTAGAAATAACACAGCGGAAGCTGTTAAGAGCAAACGTGCCGTAATATTTAATACCGTAGCTGCCATAGAATGCGCGCATTTCGCAATCAATTATTTGATTGCCAGTGCCCCACATTGAAACGCCGTTGCCCGTGCCTGATATTCTGCAAGTCCGCACTTCACAAAAGTATGCGTTGTTTTGAAAAGCAATAGCATGACCAACTGTTAAATTGCTTGCGCCGGGCAAACGCCTGATGTTGATGGATTCAATGATGCAGTGAGTTTTTGCACTAATAGTGATAACGCTTCTTGCCGTTCCATCATTGGAGGCACCCCACTCAATGATGGTGCTGGCTGTCGCCGTGGTGTCGGTAAGGCCAAATGGTCCGTTGCCACTCTCGCCATACATCCGCTGGCTACTGGATGTCATCGATAGGCCAGACGTAACCAGATACCTGCCTGAAGGCAGATAGACGTTCTTCTTGGTGTTTAGCGCAGCTTGGATGGCAGCCGTGTCGTTTGCGACACCATCGCCGACAGCACCGAAGTCTTTAACGCTGACAACATCAGCCGCCTTGCTTTGCCAAGTGCGGGTGGTTGCGTCTGTCCCAGGTTGCAAGAAGCCTTGAAAGGTTGGCGCTGCTGCCACCCCGTTGCCAGTAAAGGCATAACCAGCAGTGCCGGTAGACGCGCCTGCTCCACCTCCACCAGCAAAGGAGGCGTCAAAGTTTTGATCAATTGCCCGAATAAGCTGGTCGCCCCAAACTCTATCCCAGTCATCGACCGCGAGGGGAAGTCTTGTGCGGCCTTGGCTCATCTTCTGCCATCCTCTTTGATATCAACACGCGGTGCGCCAAGACGCCATGCTACGCCCACTCCATCGCTTTGTACACGCAGCGTCATCATGCGCCCCCGCAAGCGGAAGTAAGTCTGACTGGTAAACTGCTCGACGGGGAATGTGACGATAGTTACTCCCCCTTGATCGCTTGTGTTTGAGATGTATTTTGTGTCGTTGTCTTTTGTTTGGCTAAAACTGGAGCCAGAGAAGTCTTGAGTTTTCAGGACAAAGTTTACAGACGGGTTTGCAGAAGAGCTATTTCTGAATGTTAAGTCAGGTATCATTCTCCAGGCAAACCCGAATGTTTCTCCAGAACCAATTTCGATTGGAGCGCTTTCAATATAAGCCACGATAGGTGAGTATGGATTGGTAGAACCATCGTCTTGACCGATTTCATGAAAATAAACATACCCATCAACGCCAGCGGCGCGGGGATAATCTTCAATACTGCGGTCGATCCATGCGGTTCTAGCAATATTTCCTATCGTCCAAACTTTTTCATTGTAGTTGTAAACTACATAACGGTCATTCTCTTCTGAGTTCAAGCTTGGATAAAACCACCAAACCTCGTTGAACGACATATTGCTACCGCCGTAAATTTTATCGGCTTGGTTCCAATTCAGATCGTTGAAGACATAATCCTTGACAGAGCATGGCAATCCATACACGCGACCATCGTATTGGTAAAAGTTATTTGCCCCCATCCAGAATACCACATCGTTGGATGATGCAATGGCGTTTGGAGCAATTAAGGTTGCCATACCCAAGCGGCTGATGGTGTATTCATATGGAGCGCCGATGTACTTCAAAGCGTGAACAGCGCTATCAGTCCAAACGAGAATCTCTTGTTTGGTTTTGATTGCCGACATGAACTCGGAGCCGGTAGGAATGCGAAGACCGCCAGCCGCGTTTGTTTCGAGTGGCGTCCATTGAAGCGGATTTTGATTATCTGACCAACGAATCAACAAACGATCCTGAACCCCAGTCAAGATATCAGTGCAACCAAACGCCAAAACCTTTCGGTCAAGTGTTGATACCATAATTTGACGGGCGACGGCAGGAACGTCAGAAGCATCAACCTTACTACCCAAGTCAACAGCTCTAACTCCAAGCCCATCGGAGTTTGCCCAGTAATAGATTGCCGCATCGCGCGGGTTGATGATCAGGTCTTGCCCGTAGTTATCGCTGGACCACAGGCGAAGACGTGTACTGGATACCTGAGTGTTGGCGGGAACGCCCCAACCAGTGCCGTCCAGGGCAACCATAGATGTGCCCGCAGGAACGCTCTGAGATATGTTGATAGTGTATGTGCCCAATCCCCCAGTCCCTCCCCCTGAGCCGGAAGGAATCAACGCCGATATATAGGTTGCGTTAGAGCCTGGAGGATTAGTCGATACGCCACTGCCGGTAATCAAATCCCCAACTTTAATCAGGGCGGTCGTGCCCGTAGGGATTGCTGAAACTGTTAAGGTTGTACTGGTTATGGAGCCAGTAAACGAAACGCTGTTGGCCGCGATAATGCCACCCCAAGTGCCAGCACCCCAGCCATTGGCGTAGAGTGTGCTGTTTGTGCCTGTATTAATCTGAAATTTAGCAGTAACAGAGCCGCCGCCAGTCGTTGCAGACGATGCTGGCGTGGCAGAAAGAATGTTGAATTGAGAAGAAGACAGAACTTTGGTGATTTGATATTCACCGTTCAGTGTCAACCCTCCAACAGACGTTGCTCCAGAAAATGTAACAAAATCATTTTCTGTTGCGCCGTGATTTGGAATTGTGACAAGCACAATTCTTGATGTTCCAGAACCGGTGTTAGTTGTAAATGGGTTTGATACAGCAGGATCGGTTGTGTATCTAATTGGCGTGATGTCATACATAGACCCACCACGCTCAATGTAATATTTAAAGTCCGTGCCAATGCCGAGATAGTAACTTCCTGTCAAATCAGAAAATGCAAATAGCTGACGGCATGTTCCTTGGAAGCGTTGGAGAACAGCCTTTTGCCAGCCACCAATCTTCTCCGGTGACCCAGCGCGAAACCGAACCTTGTCGGCTTCAGACCAAGAACCCGATGAGGAGTATCTTGATCCATCATGCTGAACACCAGGAGTGAATAGGAGCTTCTGGAGAGGCATGTTAGCCAGCAGCCTTCTTCTCAAGCGCGTCAACCTTCGCGCTTAATTCTTTCACGGCATTCACCAACAGGGCAATGACCCCGTTGTAGTTAAGCGACATCAGGCCAGGACCATCAGGATCATTCGCTGGCGCTTCGCTTGCAACGTCCACGGCTTCCGGCAGAACAGCAGCAACATCTTGCGCTAGAAGGCCAGCGTTGACAATTGGAGAGCCATCAATATTTGAGATGTCGTTTCTTTTGTAAGTAATGCCATTCAATTGGTTTACTTTGTTTAAAGCGCCTTCAATAATTTTTTGTTCGTCTTTAACTCTTCTGTCTGAAAGTGATATAAAGGTGTTGGGTGCGTAGCCATTTCCGTTGTTTTCAAATCTAAAAATAACAGAGCTACTGCCAACAACAATTTGAGCGCCAGCACTCACATCTGGTTGATGGAAGTAACGCAAATATGTTTGAAATGAACCAGGAGATGATGTTAAAATTGGACTATAGTAAGTTCCGCTAGTTAAAGTAGCATTTTGCATAGTGATATTATTGTAGTTAATAAGGTTGCCAGTGATAACGGCGTCGCCATTTGAAGAATTAGTAGGTATGGTAGCACTAACAACATTGGTGCCGTCGCAATACACAAGCTGGGTGTAGCCATTGAATAGTGTTACGCCAGTGCCAGCAGATGTTTTTACTATAACGGCCTGTCCTCCAGCCGTGGCATTGCGGATGGCATAAAACTTATTGACCGATGGCACGATCAAATTACAAGTCGCGCTAAGAGTTCCTCCAAGAACCAACACTGCATTGCGCGCATCGCCAACAACGCCAGTGCCGGTCACTATGGTGACGCTAGGGCCAGCCATTGTGACGTTGCCAACACCGGTGATGGCCTGCTCAAGAAGAGTGCCCAGGTTGTAGTTAGTTGTGTTGCCCCAGTTGGAAGCCTGCTCACCGTTGCCGATAAGCTCAATACCAAGGGACGGGCTGTATGTACTGGGCATCTTCTTGCCTTGCTATAAGGTTTAGCAGGAGACGGTGTAGGTGACGGTCAGCGTATCGCCACTCAGCACCGCGCGAGACGAAGCGAAATCAGCCGCAGAGAACAACGTGCCGGTCGTGCCGCCAATGGTGCTGTTGGTCGTGATGAAGCAACCAGCAACGGTGTTGGTGGCGTTGATGTTAAACACTGCGGGCGAAGCAGAGTTGGTGGAGGAACCAGCGGTCGAAGACGCAGCGGTGAAAGTCGGGCGCGTGGCGTTCGAGTAGCCAGTGATCTCAGACCAGCCAGCATGGGAAGCCATGGTGTCGCCAGCAGCGATAGTGCCGGTGCCCTTCAGGCCCACATAGAACGCAGCGGTATAAGCCGAACCAAGGAAATACTTGTTCAGCAGATCGTTCTTGCCCGTGGTCACAACCAGATTGGGGAAGCCATCTGCCCAGCGAAGGTTGCCCTCAGCATCGCGGCATTCGACAATGAACTTGCCGGTCACGCCAACGAAATCATTGACTTCAAGACGGGCGGTAAGGCCAGCGCCAGCAGTGTCTCTCAAAACAATCAAATCATTGTTGTCCATTTAGCTATTCCCTATTGGTGTCCATGTTGCAGTTGTAGCAGGGATTGGTGTCCATATAGAATCCCCGCCCGTATCTACTGGCGTCCAACCCTGCCCTGGATTGGGGATGGGCTGCCATCCACCATACCCTACCGCAACATCGGCCAGAGATATTGTATCCGAAGCTGATTTGAAAAGGATAGCAGTATTTGTGGAGATGTCACTAAGGGCAATCAAATCACTTGCCAAGGCCAGACCAGATATCTTGCCACTGGAAGAATCGGATGTGATTAGCGTGTCTGCCGCACTGGCCGCGACGTTGAGCTTGAGGACTGAAGAATCCGACAACGACAAACTATCGGACGCTGCTTTCGCATAGGAGAGGGCAAGCGCAGAGCTATCGGATAGTGTTATCGAATCCGAAACGCTGGAGGAGTAACCGGCCCTGCATGCGGCGAGATCAGACAGGGTGAGCGTGTCAGACGCGCTTCCGGCTAGGCTGATAGCCGCAGCACCAACATCAGCCAGAGATAGGCTGTCGGAACCGCTAGCAGATAGGCTCAACTTGCCTGCTGTGGATTCCACAAAGACTATCGAGTCGGAGGCGTTGCCCAGGAAGGACGCCACGCTCACTGCGCTATCTGAGAGCGTCAACGTATCGGATGCGCTAACGCCGATAACAACGATGAAGCTTGTTGTATCTGAAAGAGTGATCGAGTCAGACGCGCTCGTTGAATAAGCCGTGCCGCCAGCAGCCAAGTCAGATAGCGTCAGGGCATCAGAGGCTGCGCTAGAGATGGCTGTGGACGCGCTAATGGCGTCGGATAGCGTGATGGTGTCGGAGGCGCTCACAGGCGCATTGAAGAAGCCTGCGGCTGATTCTGTTAGGGCAATAGAATCAGATGCTGAACTGCTGAGGCTAATCGCATTCGCGGTGCTGTCGTTTAGTGTCAAGGCGTCGGACGCGGAACCTTGCAGGAAGGAGCCGGACTGACCGCTGAACGGCGCACCAGAGAATGGGAAGAAGCCAAACATCTCTTAGGTTCTGAATCCTTTGGCTATGGTGCCGTTGGCCAGACGATATTCAAAGGAAATCCTGGTTGTTCAGGAATATCACGCAACGCCTGCCGGTATACGGCAAGATCAAAGTCAAGGCCATTGCCGTCTTCCAGGGCTTTGACCACGCGCCAGTCAGTTGTGGCAAGAAGGGCGTTTCTACGCAGCCGGGCAAACGCCGCTTCCGCCTCAGTGTCGGGCGGCGCTGGCAGGAATTGCCCGTCTTGGTACAAGTCGCCAATGTTCGCGCCATTGCCCAACACCCAATTGAGTTCAATCGGAAAATCAGCGAGCGCGATGTTGGCTACCCTGCCGTTTTCAATGATTGCGTATTTCATGGGTGCGCCTCCTTACCAGCTATACACGCGGATGTAGCCGTTGCCGCCAGTGCCGCCTGCGCCACCACTGGCTACAACGGACGCACCACCACCGCCGCCGCCACCGCCAGGAAATCCGCCAGCGCCGCCTTTATTAAGATTAGAGGTTCCGTTAGTCGTGGAACTACCACCACCGCCGCCACCTTGACCGCCGCCACCAACTCCCGCTGCGCCCGCTCCGCCAACAGTAGGAGTAGAGCCAGAAGTGCCGGCCGTGCCGCCACCTCCATTATTCAAAAGGTTTGCCCCACCGGCAGAGGCAGACAATACAGTCCCGCCACTATCAATACCACCGCCGCCACCACCACCAGCGCCGCCTTGGTAAGAACTGCCCCCAGCATAAGCACTGGCGGAATAATTAGCATTACCACCAGCGCCACCACCAAATCCACTACTTCCAGTATTGTTGTAACCGCTCTGATAAGCCCCGCCAAAGGCGGTGCCGGTAGTAGTAGATGAAAATGCTATTTTTGGATTGTTATTACTAAATACGCCGCCGCCACAACCTCCGTTGTAAGCACTATATCCATCATAACCCTGGCCGCCATAAGCAGTTAAATACGAACCAAATGTGCTGTTTCCGCCGTCAGACCCCGGATTCCCTGATGCAAAAGAACCTTGAGAAGCGCCGCCAGCCCCGCCAGCACCGACGGTAGTAGTAACCGTTGATGGTAATTCGCTTGCCAAAAAAAGCCGAAAAACATACGCACCACCACCACCGCCGCCGCCACCCGTGTTTATGGAGCCTATTGAAACACGGCTGCCACCATTACCGCCACCACCACCACCCCAAACCTCAACAAAAACAAACGTCGCGGTGCTGGGCTTGGTCCAAGTCCCGGAAGATGTAAACGTCTGGACGTTAGCGCCAGCAGGCGCAGAGCTTGCCCAGGTCGTGCCGTTACTAGACAAGACGTTGCCGCTCGTACCAGGAGCAACAAACTGCACAGCGCTTGTGCCGTTGCCCAGGATTACGTTGTTGGCGGTCAATGTTGCTGCGCCAGTGCCGCCAGCGGCAACAGGAAGCGTGCCCGCAGTTAGCGCGGAAGCTGACGTTGAATAAAGCGCATTGTTTGCGGCAGTTAGGGTTGCCAGCCCCGTCCCGCCATTGGCGGCACTGAGTACGCCAGCGCTGCTAGCACCAGGAGCAAGGTTGGATAGGTTGCGTGGGATGGTCATTTAGGTGCCTCTGGCCAAACAACATTAGAAGGGAAGCCTTGTTGCTCAGGGACTTCACGCAGCGCTTGCCGGTAAGCGGCCCATGCGGCTTTGTCTACCGGCGCGTCAGCCAATTGCGTCCAATCGCTATCAGCCAGCAAAGTGTTTCTGCGTGACCGGACGGATTCTGCGATTGCTTCTGTGCTGGGTGGTTGCGGCACAAACGGAGCAGGAGGCGGCAAGTTGACCCACACGCCATCCTGTAGAGTTGCGCCGTTGGTCGTGCCTTCTGGCACCTCAACCGTGTAGAATGCCGCCACATCCGGGTGATAGATCAGCGTCGGATCGCCGGGTGCTACATCGCGCGCGGTGTTGGGTGGGTCTATCCAGGCGAAGGGCATGTTAATATCCTTCCGTAAAGTATAGAATCACAGCGCCAGCACCACCTAAAGCCAATGATGAGTTAGAGAGCGAACCTCCACTGCCGCCACCCCCGCCATTTCCTCCAGATGCACCAGACGCCGCATAGGTAGTTGAAATAGTTCCGCCGCCACCCCCACCAAAGCCGCCCACACCAGCAGTAGAATAGCTGGCAGCCGCTGCGGCACCGCCGCCGCCAAAGCCGCCCGGCCCGCCTGCGGAGTTACCATAACCGCGCCCCCCTCCTCCACCCGGACCACCGCCAACTCCAGAACCAGAGGCAGGGACTACTCCACCCGTACCCGTTAAACTTGCCGTTAAAAAAGAAAGGAACGGATTTATTGCAATTGATGTATTTCCTGATACAGGGGCGCGCCCGTCGTTTGAGAAAGAACCTTGCCCAGCACCACCGCCTCCATCACCTGTGCTGGTTGTTGGGCCTAATCCAGCGCCACCATTTGCATTATTGGCGGCGACCCCTCCAGTACCATAGGGAGAGCCAGCGGCCGACCCTCCGGAGCCGCGAGCGCCACCACCGCCACCTCCGGACGCGGTGAACGATCCGCGAAGCCCCCCGGCAACGGTGCCTGATCCTCCAGCCCCGGCTGTGCCGTTTATATACCCTGGACCATTTGCAGTCCCGCCGTTTGTTCCCCCGGTGGCTGAGATGAGTGTTCCTATACTAGAAGTTCCGCCAGGAGATGCGCCAACAGTCAACGACAAAATTTGTCCGGGCACAACATCAATAATTCCTTGCGCCCACCCACCGCCACCGCCAGGGCCGCCAGCAGTATAATAGGAAGAACCATCATATGCGCCATTTCCTGCATTACCGCCGCCACCCATGGCACACGCCATGATCTGGTAAACATTTCCCGGTACTGTGAAGGTATAGCTGCCAGCCGTCAGGAATGCGCGAAAGCTGCGAAATTCAGCAGGAGCAACGCGCGTTGGAGCATTTGGTGGCAACGGATAACCATAGGCACCAAGGTTGGACATTAGAAGTCACCTCCTGTGGCAATGACGTTAAACGTCTCGGCATTTTGCGGAGCGGCGCGAAGAGAATAACCAGACGGCAGCATCAACGGATAACGGGTTGACGACAGTGGTGTGTTGCTACCAAGCGCCGCAGAGAATGTTGGCACGCTCGCTGCTGGCGTAATGGCAATCACAGGCACCTCATCATAGAGATAAGCAGTTGTGCCGTTATGGACATAAAGCCTTATCATTCCCGCCGTTGTGGTGGCAGTTGCCTCAATTATGATTGCATCAATGCGAGAGCCGGAAGCCCCCGCCGTGAACACAGTCACAATGGTTCCGGTGCCGTCACGGTTAGTATTAGCCACGCTAAGTGCGCCAATGCCAACTTTGGGGGTTGCAGAGAAATTAGGTGTGGTTGCCATTTCAGTAGATTCCTAAAGTGTATGGAGCGTTAATTGCGCTCACCACCAAAATTGGTTTAGAGGCGGTAGCGCTTGTCCATGTCGTACCGTCACTAACTAAGGCGTTTCCGCTCGCCCCAGGGGCGACGAATTGAACCGTGCTTGTGCCGTTGCCTAGGATTACGTTGTTAGCGGTCAATGTTGCCGCGCCAGTGCCGCCTTGAGAAACGCCAACTGTAGCGGTTTCGCCAACCAAGCCAGCATTATCATAAAGAATGCGCCCACTAGTGCCGCCAGATATAACCGTGCTGCCGACCGTAATGGCGCTTAAAGACAAGCTACCATTTGAAATAGCAATGAACTCTACGATATCGCCAACCAGACATGCAGACGCCAGCACAACACTAGTGCCGTTCGATGCGGTATAGTCTGCTGAGTTCAACAGGATGCCGTTCACAAACACCTGAACAGCGCCGACCGTGTAGGCTACGGTGAATGTGGTTTGCCCTGCGGTCGCAGTGAATGCCGTGCGAACATAAGTTGCTGGGCCAGTTGCTGGGGTTGTCGAAGCCCAGGTCGTGCCGTTCGATGTCAGCACGTTACCAGTTGTGCCAGGGGCAACAAACTGCACCGCGCTTGTGCCGTTGCCTAGGATGACATTGTTTGCCGTTAGCGTAGTAGCGCCAGTACCACCACGGCCTGCGGCAATAGCTGCGCCATTCCATGTGGCGTTGATGATCGAACCGGGGTAATCCAGCGTGTTGGTGGACCATGAAGTATTGGATGGAACATAAAAATGGCTTTCCCAAGAGCCAGCAGCGGGCGTGTTTGCCAGCAAAACAAGATTCAAAAACGAGCCAGATTGAACCGTGGCAACAGTTGTTGCGCTGTTATTCCTGACAATAATTGTGCCAGAAGATTGATTATTGTTAAACGTATAGATAGCGCCAACAGGAAGTGTTGTGGCGTCTGGTAGCTGGTAGGTCTGACCACCAGACCCAGACACAACATAAGCAGGAGCCGACGCTGCCGTTAGCGTTACAACCGTGCCAGACGCCGTTGTTGCAAGCGTGTTAGCAAACAAAGCATTAATAGAAACATTGGAATTTGCATCACGCAAAACCGATCTGCCAGCCGGGTAGGTGATGAAGACAGCCTTGGTGCCCGCAGCGAAGTTAACCGCAGAACCGGCGTTGCTGGACGATAGGATGGTCGTGCGAGCCAGCGTTGAGGGCGATGTGAACGTGCCTAGGCCAACTTCCCAGTTAGCCCCACCTTGGTCAGCAATCGTGTAGTAGGTCGTGTCAGCGGTCGCTAGGACCGACGCGAAGGTCTGGTAGCCAGTGACTGCACCAGCAAGCGTGAAGTTGCCCGTGCCCGTTGTGGTCGAGGTTTCCTGAACGCGATCAGCTACAATAAGTGCCATTTAGTTGATCCTCACAATAGCACTAAGATCAGTGATCTGCGGGAAGTTCAGAGTGAATACGCCATTTGATGTATAGCGCGTAACTCCAAAGTCCAGCACAATGCAAGCTGGGTTTGTATATGTGTGAGTTGGCGTGGTGTTGTAAATCAAAGCGCCGCGCGCAGCAATTTGCCCAATCCAAGTAACGCTCTGGAATGAACATACACCAGATAGATTATACTGCGTCGGGCCGATGTTGGTTAGGACCGCGCCGCCAGTGGTGTAGCCACCAACAACAATCTCTCCTGCAACAGGAAGGATTTCACCAGCCGTTGTGTAGGCGGTCGTCGTGGCGTTGAGATTGGCAACCTCCGTATACAGCGCCACCTTAAAGATGTCGCCGCCAACAGCACGGAAATCATGCGCGCCTTCCAGAAGCTGCTTCTTGAAGCTTGTGCAGAAGGCTTGAACGATAGCCATTTCGATTCCTTAAGTCGGCACGATGCGTGGCAGATCAAGCCGAAAGTTATCGCGCTTATCCTTGCCTTCACCGAGGTCTTTCAGGCGAGACATAGCTTCATCGTACCTTGCGCGGTACAATTGAGCAAGATCAGCATCGCCCTTCATATAGGTGTAGGCTTCAACCAAAGAGCCATAGAACAGCGGGCTTTCGTAATTTGTGCCAAGCCAAGATGTTCCAATATCCACAATGCTGGGAGGATCATAGAAGTAGTGAAGCTCAACATCATAATAGGCATTTGGGGTTGGAGAAACCACAAAGGTGGAATCGTTAAACAAGGCATAATAACGCGGCACACCAGTCACGGACGGGTCTGGAAATGCTTCGTTAATATACCCAACTTCTTTCTCAAGCAGATAAGCATATACACCAGACGCGCTTTTTGCTGCCATTGAATACGAGGCGAGGAAGTCTGTCGGGGCGGCTAGATACTTGTTGCCCAGCACAAAGTTGGATGTCGCGTTCTTCCTGAGAGCAGGGAACTGCGCCGTCTGATAGATGCGGTCCTCAGCAAGACGGACAATATTAGGGATAGCGGCAACGAACTCTGTCGATGAGTTCTGCGTGTAGTCTTGAAGAAGAGTTACAAGCGTTGCGTAGTTCATTGCCAGCTACTCCTCAGCCCATAGGACCGCGAGCCATAGTCCCCTTGGTGGCAGCGCCAGTGCCGCGAATCTTGGTTGCCTTGCGAGGATAACCATCGGTCGGGACGATAGCTTCGTCAGGAGCCTTCTGGTCGCGCGCCATCTGCTTCGGCTCAGAGACGCTGGCTTCGCCAACCGGGAATGGGAAGTTCTTGGTCGCCTTGCGCGCGGACTTCTGGTTCATGGCGCGGGCCATGTTCCGTCCATACTTAAGCATGTCTTTGCTGGTTGGGCTGCTCATCTAAATCTCCTATGGGGTATATACGTTAATAATACCAGCGTTGCCATTCATGGTGGTAGCAGAATTACCAACAGGATTCCAGCCAGGAAGACTGCGACCGGGATTGATATCTGGTCTAGGCTCAAGCAGGGCAACCGGATCATTGATCGGCGTTTTGCCCAACTGATACTGAGGATGATCTACGTCATTGCATTCATCGCAAACCTTCAGCCCGGTCGGCTTCTGGTTGACAACCTGATAGGTCAATTCGCTCAAGTCATATCGCTGATAACAACGATCACAAAAAGCATAAGCTTTATTGCCCCGTGCAAACTTAGCTGTCACGGATAGGACATCCAAGGCACGAAGCGGGCAGGCTCTCTACCACGGTCTTCATCGGCCGCTAGCTGGAATTGCTCCATGTACTCTGCCTTCAACATAGGAACCCGTGCAGCGGCTTCTGGACGCTTCATGGCCAGTTGGAAGGCTAGACCAGACACCAGGGCGGGGACGAACCTGACGGGCATATCCATCACGTCAGTCGCGTTGGTGGCGTCCTGAATGCGGCGCATGGTCCAGTAGATGATCGTGTAGGGCAGATCAGGAACGGGCCAGAGGGTGTAGGTCGGATTGACCTGACGATCCACATATATTTGGAGAGGACGGCCTGTGCTGTTCTTGTTGGGCAATGTGGCATAGTCACCAACGCCAATCCGGGACACCGTATAATCCAACGGCGTACCGTTGCTATTCACGCGAATGATTGTCTCGATGATATCGATGGTGTCAGCCGGAAGCGTGTAGGTCTTGGTGCCGGGCGTCAAAACCAAGCTGTTCTCTTGAACGGTCCAGAGATTCAATCCTCTGTTAGACCATTCAGCGGACAAGATGTTCAGAGAGCGACGGGCAGTGCGGTAGTCATAGCCAGTGCGTGCTTCAAGGCCAGCGCGTTCATACGCCTCCTCAATCGCGTCAGCAATGTCTAAGTTCCAAACCGCAGTGCCGGAAGTTGTCATTTACGGGCGTCCAATCTTCGAGAGAGTTTTAGCGAGACGCGCCCGCTTACCCATGATACTCGGCTTCTTCTCTGCTGTCGCTAGAGTTTTGGCGGGAATCTTCTCGCCAGCCTTAACTCCAAGAGACGAACGCAATGCGCCGGGCTTCTTGATGGCGTCCTTGATCCAGTTCTTAGCCACTTACTTAACCTTCTTCATGGCATTGATGCGGGCAAACAGACCAACCTTCTTATCCCCGGAAGCCTTGGCAATCCTAGACGCCGCAGTTTTCTGCGCGGGCGTCATGGTCTTGGACTCCATGTTAGCCGGTCTAGGACGCTCGTAGAGAGGCTTCTCAGCCTTGCCGCCAGCCTTCATGTGGGCAGCCTCAGAGAGGGCAATAGCAACCGCCTGTTTGCGGTTCTTGACCTCATCGCCGCTAGAAGATTTGAGGGAGCCTTCCTTAAACTCCTTCATGACCTTCTCAATCTTCTCTGGCTTCTTCACACCATGCGACCCTTGGTTTTGCCAGTCATGGCGCAACCATCGCCACGGCCAGACTTTACAGCACCACCCTTGGCCATCTTCTTCATTTTGATAAGGCCGCCCTTGGCATTGCCGGGACTGCCCTGTTCATATGAGGTTTGCTGCTCGGCGGGGGCGGCTGGGGCGGGAGCGGGAGCAGGCGCACTTGCTGCTTCAGTTGCAGCCGCAGCAGGATCGGCTTTCGGCGGCTGGAAATACATATGCTCAGGGCTAATGCCCGGCCTATAGCCAGCTTCAGGCGAAGTGTAAACAAGCTTAGGGGTTCCGGTAGAACCACCATCGGCATAACGCTTTGGCTTACGAGCCTTCATCATAGCCATTAGACAAACTTTCCTTTGGTTTTGCCTTTGGATTCAATCCCGCTGCCGCGAATTGCACCACCAGACTTCAGGCGCTGACGGCTTTGGTCGCTCATGGGAACCATGCGATAGCCGCCATGGCTCATATCTGGGCCGGGGTATGTGGGCAAAATACGTTCTTCAGGTATCCCGCGAGGAAGCCTGGGGAAGGGCATGTTGACGGGAGGGGATTTGCGAGAACCAGACCGCTTCTCACTCGCATCCTCCCTGTCATCTTCCATCTCACCGCCTTTGGCGTAACCTTTTGCGCCACAGGACTTCATCTTTGCCATCAGACCATGCGCCCTTTGGTTCTGCCCTTGGTCACGCAGCCATCGCTGCGGCCAGAAGCCGAAGACTTAACGACGCCGCCCTTGGCCATCTTCTTAACCGGGCCGCCCTTCTTCATGGCTTCCAGTTCGCGTTGACGCTCTTGGTCCGCGCGACGGGCAATGATGTTACGAGCAGCCTCACCACGAACGCCACGCATCTCAGCAATGCCAGACTCGGGGTCAAGAGTAAGGCCCTGAATGTTATGCAGTTCATCTGAAGTTAGTTCGCGTGGAGACATGCGCGTGGCGGGGCGCGTAGCTTGACGAGCCTGAGTGCGGGCTTGCGCTTCACGCCTAACCTCTGCCGCAGAGGCGGGTGCGCCGCCTCCGTAATTTTCAGCAGCACCAGCAGCGGCGTCAGATGCGCGCTGTGCTTCATGCTCAGCCAACATCCGCCGACCCTCTGGAGTGTCGGTCAATTGAGCGCGAGCAACAGGCGTTGCGCCGGCTCCAAGGCCAAGTGCGCCAAGACCGCGAGCGGCAATGCGTCCAGCAACAGAGGTGGCCGTGGATGCGGCGCTACGGAGGTTAATGGGGATGCGGTTGTCAACCGTCGCAAGGGCGCGGCCAGGACCACCGCCGGGCACGGGAGGGCGATTGCCATCGGGAACCACTGCGCGGCCACCACCACCGCCGTTGCCGGAACCACCGCCTTGAATGGCAGGCAAAGTTTCCCGACGAACGGTTGGCGCGGGTTCTGCGGGAGCAGCCGCAGCCTGCGCTGCGCGAGCGCTGGCAGTCGAGGGAGGGCCAGCAGCGGCTTGCGCGGCGCGAGCAGAGCTGGTGGAGGGAGGGCCAGCGGCGGCTTGGGCTGCTCTTGCCCGCGCAGCATCCCTGGCTTCCCGCCTAGCGATGCCCTCTTCTATGCGGCGGCGCGCGGCATCAGCCGGGTCTTCTGGAATAGGCATCAGATAAACTTCCCTTTGGTCTTGCCTTTGGTTTCAATGCCACCACCAGTGGCCATCTTAGTCATGCCACCCTTCTTCAGCCCCTTCATGGACTGCTGGGCATCATGCTTTTTATCGGCAGCAGACTTCTCCCAAGCCGCAAGGGATTCACCGCGCTTGGCGGCGAGCTTCTTGTCTTGCTGCAAATCCTTCTTGGAGGCTTCCCACTCTTTCTCAGGAACTTTGCCGCCCTTAGCCATGCCGCCCGGACGAATAGCACGCGCACCAAAGCGCGGCATACCAGCACCAGCGGACGGCATCTCAGGCGTCATCTTTGCGGGCATCTTCATACCCTTGGGCTTCTTCATTTCCATCACTTATCTCCAATCATATCAAATGCTTTGGCTTCGCATTCATCCGTGCGGCGCAGCCAACCCTTGCCAAAACGATCAAATGTTTCGAGCGTCTTATAGAAGTTCCGTCTCTCGGTGGAGAAGCGAATAACAAGATCGCGGGGCAGAATGCCTTTGGTCAAGGCAATGGTCTTTGCGCCAATAGCGCCATCGACGTTTGCCCCAACGCAACGCTGAAGCATTCTGGAGGAGCGACCGACGCCACCATTAACGGCCATGTCAAACACCACCATATCGACACCAACGTCGAGATCATCGCAACTTGCATTACCCCAGTAACGGGTTTTATACAAGTCAATTAGGTGTTCGTCAGGAATATTGCGAAGCTCGTCTTTGCTGGGCAAGCGACCAAGATAGACTTTGTAAGTTAAAAGCGTAACGCCTTTCATGGTAGCGCCACCAGGATCGTGCGGGTCGTCAGACCAGCCGCCTTCGTGCTTCAGAACAAAGTCCAAGCAGGATTCGAAGTTTTCTTTCACCGCCGCATCATCCTGTCGATTGTGCCGTCTTTCTTGGCGTCAC